TCTCCTAAAATGAAAATAGAGGACTTGAGATAATTATCTCAAGTCCTCTATTCACAGCCAAACAAGTTAGCCATATCTTCTTGAGATATATTAATCTATTATGAATTAAAAGTCAATAAATTTACTGACTCTGAATGTATAATTTCTAATACATTTTTTACACATTCATTTCAGGTACATTTTCAATTAATTGTAATAACTGTTCTTTTTCACTCATATTAATACCTCCATATACTATTGTCTCATTTTCAGACTTTCTCTATATTGTTCTGCATCTGGGATATCGACAAATTCAACAGTCTTGTCATAGTTTTGTCGTATAACATCTTTTATTTCATCCAATGTAACATTGAAAAATTCTCTTCTATGGTTGACCATATTAACCTTACGATTTTCAAAGGCTTTATGTAGAGCATTCTCAAGTGCAGGAGCATCATCAGAAAATATCATTGCATGCACATCAAAATTGAAAGGAACGGACGCATCACCTAATTCATCAACTCTATCTTGAGGGTTAAGACGGCGGGTCATACCAATTTTGTAAATATTCTCACCAAATGCACCAATATTAGAAATAACATAAACATAACCAGCACGCTGATTAGCTTCTCTATAATCTAAGTCTTTTATTTTCACATCAATAACACCAAGTTGTGATTCAAGCTCATTTTTCTTTTGTATCAGCTCATCAGAAGGCGTAGGAGAAGATTCAATTTGTTTTAAAACAGATAGCAAAGCGTTTTGATAATGATTACGCTCTTTATTAATAGCTTTTCGTTGTTCTTCTATTTCCTTTTGTAGCTTGGCAGCTTCACGAAGAGCAGCTCTAGCCTCTCTTTGTTCCTCTTTTTCTGCTTGTTTTTTCTGACGATATTCAAAAGCAAGATGTAATTCATCTACTTTAGCCTGATAGTACTCATTGGATATTGAAATCTGCATCATTTTTCCTAGTCGTGATATTGCGTTGCGAGAGGTTGTAATTCTTTTAAGCGACATATCAAAATTATTGTATTTGACGTTATTTATTACCTCATCACATTCGCTATTAAAAGCTCTTAACAAAAGTTTTTGAGTATCACTTACCATCTTAGAACCTTTTTGTAGGCTACCATTAACTTGCCAATTAATAGCACCAGTGGCAGCAGTACCATTTTTTATCATTTGTTTCTGTCTATCCCTGATGGCTGTTAATTTTTCTTTATAGCCATCAGATGTGGCGAAATCATAAATAGGTGTATACAAACCAAACTCTTGTACAAGTACATCGTCTTGCATAATAATCAATTTTGATTTTGTTTCATCTATAAGGTCAAGAAGATTATTGTATTCCTGTCCTTTATCGTTAATGCGATTATTCAAATTATCAAATTGTCCCTGTAAATCATTAACCTGAGCTTTTAGTGATTCTATATGCTGTGATAAATCAAAACTAGTCTGCATTTCTGGAGTGATCATTTTCTTTAATTGTTCGTTTTCTTCACGAAGTTTTTTAGCGTTTAATATATCAGATAATCCCATGTTTTCTCCTATTCAAATAATTCCATAATATATAATGATGGTTGAAATCCAACAACATAATTGTCTACTTGCACGGATATGCCATATTTAGAACGGTAACATTCAATAGCGTCACTTAGAAATTCTTCTGTTACATTTAAGTAATCTGCCATATCATGTAAAGTTCTGCAATTGGCCTTATAACAATTAATAATACCTTGCAAACCAACTTGTCTGTTATATGCCCACAGACGGGCTCTAGCTTCTTGCTTTCTGTTACCAGTGTCAGACATATCTAAGATATTTCCGGTTGAGGTGTAGAAATGTCCTAATTCCTCTGCAAGTACACAGGTTTTTTCTTTTTGTGTTCTTAAGCTATTACTTATAGCAACAGAGCCATCACAATATAATCCTTTTATTCTAGTTCCCTTCAAATTGTAGTCATCATAAACTGTAACATTATTATCGTTTGCATTGGATAATAATTTCTCATAATCAGTCAATAAATCATCCCCTTAGTTTTTTCTTTTTGACTTAACAAAATTAGCGAATTCTTCTATCTTATTTAATTCCTCTGGCGTAAATCCATCTCCATCAAAATGAGCAGCTATAGTATGAGGTTCTTCTAATCCTAAAAGCACATCGGCAGAAACATTTAATACATCAGCAATTCGCTTTATAGTTTGAACATTAGGTTCTCTATTCCCACTCTCATATAAAGAATATGTAGATTTGGCGACCCCAATAGCTTCAGCAACTTCTTTTTGAGATAAACCTTTCTTTTCTCTTGCTGACTTTAAATTTTCGTTAAAAATATCTCCCATATTATTAATCACCGCCTTGAATAACATTTGTATGATTTGATTATATGAATGAAATGCAAACATGTCAATAAAAAGTTTACAAAATGCAAAGAAAACTATTGACAAGTTTGCAGATAGCAATTATATTATAATCAAAGTTTGCGTTATGCAAACATGAAAGGAGGAAACAAAATTGTTTAGAAACTTAGAAGCGGAACAAGCACGAAAAGGATATACAAATTCAGATGTGGCAAAATTATTAGGAATATCAAGAGTTTCTTATGAAAACAAGAAAAAAACAGGGAAATTTACAACATTTGAAATAAAGATTTTATGTAAGACCTTTAATGTGAAGTTTGATTATCTATTCGAGGAGGTGAGAGAGTGAATTATACAGCAGTAGCGATAACAGCAATTATCTGCATAACAATATTGGTATTATGCCATGAACCTAAGAGGAAATAGATTAAGGAAAGGAGCAGGCTTATGAAGATAGCAACAATAAAGAGAGAGCCGGAGGATATGGTGTATACAGTGGAGGAAGTGGCAACAATCATGCGAGCTTCTAAACAGTATGTTTATACACTTATCAACGCAAATCAGATAAGGGTGCTTAAAATCCCTCATACAAGAATAAGAAAGTCAGAGCTTGAAAGATTCTTCAGGGATAATGAGGGAAAGGATTTAACGAATCCGAATGAACCAAAGGATATTGTAATTTAGAAAAGGAAAATAATATGCGACGAGTAGGTTTGATAATTTCGTACAACAAGAGAATTAATGAGAATCTTCGAATTGGTAACACGGAGCTGGCTGCCAAATGGTACACAAGGCTGAGATTGTTGGAGATATTCAGTTTTGTGCCGGAAGGAGCTTACAGACTTCCAACAATATAAAAAAGAGCCGCTTGGACCAGCGGCTCAGTACTTAGAACATTAAATGCTCTGCAAATATAACAATATTATTGTATCAGAAATGTTCAAGTACATCAAGAAAAAATTAATAAAATGGTTTTTTTTCTTGGGCTTGTAATGAATATTAACAAGTCTACGAAACAAAGATTATTAAAAAGGGGTGTACATGAAAAGAAGAGGTACAAGGTACATTCCCTATGACTATGAAGCGGCAATTAATAAATCTGTAGAAGATATGAATGAGGTCTTCATGGAGTACATGCTGAAGACCAAATACAGGTGCGTCTACACATGTAAGGAGATCCGGGCAGGTAATCAACTTGAGATAGAAATATATCCAGAGTTCACCAGGAAAGAGGACATTCCGGAAGATGGAAGAATTAAGGATAAAGAGACTCAAAGGAACCTGAACAATAAGAATGCCATTAAATATTGTGGAAGGCTGATAATAGAGAATTTCACAAACGATGATATATGGATGACGCTTACATATGCAGAAGGGAATGAGCCAGCATGCTGGGATGAGGCCGTAAAGAATATGACTAATTATATCCGGCGAATTAATTACAGACGCAAGAAGTTAGGTCTGCCTAAAGCCAAGTACATATATGTTACAGAGCATGATCCTGACGCAAAGGTGCGCTGGCATCATCATGTGATTATGGATGGACTTCTTGACAGAGATGTATGTGAGAAGTTGTGGAAGTTGGGAGACTGTTCCCAGTCAAAACGACTTGAGGAAGATGCTTATGGTCTTGTAGGAATGGCTAAATACATAACAAAGGACAAGCACCGACAGAAAAATGAGAAGCGGTGGAACTGCTCCACAGGGCTTAGACAGTTCAGGGTTCGCAAAGTCCGTTCTAAGAGAAAAGGTGGAAATGGGCGGTATGTTCCTGTAAGCAAATATATAGATACATTTGTAAGAGATAAGGCTGCAAGGGAAGCAGAGATACAAGCCTGGCATCCAGAATATTCTCTTCTGGAATCGCAGGTTTATTACAACGGAGTTAATGGGATGTTTTATATAACGGCAAGACTCCGGGATTGGAGAAAGAGAGATGCAAAAGGTAGATATATACATCCAAACGACAGCTAGAGGACCAGCAATCCGTAAGCATGTCGCATACATGTATGTCTTAAAGATAGTAATTAATGGCAAAGAGTTCATTAGAAACGGCAAGGACACGCTTGAGAATGTAACAGAGAACCAAGCAACGCTGCAGGCAATAATACATGCACTTATGCGTTTCCATGAAAACTGTGAAATACGCATAAATACAGAATGTGAGCATGTGTTAAACAGTTGTAGAAATGCTTGGCCACAACAGTGGGAAAAGGACGGTTGGAAGAAAAAGACAGGTAAGCCGGTAAAGAATGCGGATTTGTGGCAGCAGTACCTTAATGTAAGCCGAGGACATGTTATAAGCTGGTCGGATGAGCCGCATGATTTTACAAAGTGGATGGAATATGAGCTTAAGAAGATGGAGGCGGAATGGACGAGACAAAGATAAAAAAGGAGTTGGAACGGCTTAAGTGGTTAAGAAAAGCCGCGTACATGATGCCGCCATGTAAAACAGCAGATGAAACAAGTATTAAGGTTACTAATCTTACCCTTCTTGGAGGGCAGATTGCAAAGCTTGAGAGGGAATTGTATGTCTGCCAGCATCCAGAGGTAGACAATTAAGAAACAAGAACGGTGAAATCCGCATAAATACAGAATGGGAGTGACATTTTACTCCAAATATATCTACACGGTACTTATTCACGCACAGATTAAGAATATATCACAGTTTTATTATCTGGCATGGTTAGTCCTCCCGGTTATGCCGGGAGGAGAAAGGAGAAATGATGGAAAGTATAATGCAGGACATTAAAGAATGCTTCCTGTGCAGAGAAGAAATGATTAAAAACAATAATTTTAAGAGGCTTCCATCGAATGATTTAGAGTGCCATCACATTATGCACGGTATGGCCAACAGGAAGATATCAGAACATTACGGGCTTAAGGTGTGGTTGTGTCCTGAACATCACAGAACGGGCAAAGAGGCAGTACATAAATGCAGGGAAACAGATCTGAAGCTTATAGAGAAAGGTCAGAAACGATTTGAACAGCTATTCAGCCATGAAGAGTGGATGAATCTGTTCATGAAAAATTATTTGTAGGAGGCAATATGACACAGGAAACATTGTTACAGATAGGAAAACTTGGACTTGCAATAGAAGATGGCGCAAATAGGGTACTGGATATGTACAGAGTCAAGGAAGAACTTGCAGGGGAAGACTTATTCAAGGGAGAGCCAAGCGAAGACAGAAGCCATTACGCAGGGTATACAAAGCTGAACAAGCTCCCAGGCATGAAAGACATAGCAGATTCTGCGGCTGAATATATCAAAAATCGCTTAAATGAGGTAATTGAAGAACATTGTAAGTCTTTAGAAGTCTGTATTTCTGCATTAAGCGATGCGGTAACAGCAAAAGAGAACAAGCTGGATAGAAAGGCGAAGTCTCCCAGTTAAGAAACAGAATGACAAAAATGGATTCTATTGTGCAAAATGCGGCAGCTATATTTCTACACTTACGATAGATAGGACTACGTGGGGATATAAGAAAGGCAGTAAGTATTACTGTTCGTATAAATGCATGCGAGAATCGTGCAAGTAATAGGAGGTAATTATGTTTGATACATTTGGAGAATTTGATAGTGCAGAGGAAATAAATAAGGCGGCAGCAGGACAGCTTGCGCAGGGAGACACACAGGCTATAAGGGATATAGCAAGAGAGAATGGCCTTGATCCAGCTGATGCAGAGGACTATATAGACGGAGAAGTAACAGAGTTGTGCAATCCGCTTATGGCAGCACTGGGAAAAATAAAGATTGAAGAGGATGAGCTTAAGCCGGTTGAGATAGTGCAGGACTGGATAAATTATATAAAAGCACAGGTTACAGAGCATCCTGATATGGCTGTAGCGGTACGCAGAAAGGGAAAGACGATAAAGGGCTGTATCGCAGAACTTCTTAAGTGGAGTTTTAAGAATTGTTATCCGGTGGATAAGGATATTGTTAAGGCAGCAGGCGTAGGTGCTTCTGTTAAGATGGGAATCCCTGGAATGGGAAGAGCGTATGAAATCATAAAGGCTTATTACCTTGGAGGCGCGAAATGAAAAGAAAACAGATTATCGCATACGAAGGGAAAAAACCTACAGGAAAACGAAAACTGACGCTTATAGCTGATATCGTAAGTTTTGATGGTGATAAGTACCTTATTGCAGATTTGTATAGCAAGAAGGAACTCATATATCGCGAAGTATATTGTAGCACCGGAAGATTCAACTATGACTATGAAAATAAAAAAGCAGACACAAAAATCTACTGGAACAATCCCAAAAGGAGAATGTTGAAAGAGGCATATACTACAGACCAGACAGTTGCAACTGTAAAGAAATATGCAAAGTTAATAGACACAAAATATTATAGCGAAGATGCTGTTGATATGCTTGAGTCAATTGAATCGAAGGTGGATAGTATGTCAGATCTTAGAAAGAAGCAGCGGGAGAATGACGAAAAAGAGAAATTATTTGAATTACTCCCGGAAGAGCCTAGAATTCTTCAAATGCGCATAGAAAGCAAAGTGAATCAGGGGAATATTATATATTACAAAAGACATGGAATATATGCTGATTATCATTGTTGCCAGTGTGGAGAAGATTATATGCTAAGAACAGAACCATACGAAGGAATTGAACCGATACTGACATATCCCAAGCCGGAAAGATTAAAAGCTTTTGAATGTCCTAAATGTGGAGACAGTGCATTGCTTTATCCAATGGGGCATGCCAAGTGTACATACCAGAATTTCACGACATTTTTATATCAAGTGGCAGCAGACGGAACCCTGATTACAAGAATGTATGATGTATTTGTAACAAGAACACCAGAAGGGGCAAGGAACATCAAAACAACAGAATATGAGCGTGTGTTTATGCGTCCCGGATATTGTAGAGAATATTATAGATACAATTCAGAATACAGATGGCGTAAAGACAGAAATGTGACACTTAGCAATGTAATAGAACTTATTGAGGTCAACTATGACTGCATAAAGGACAGCCAGATGAAGTATCTTCCACAAGATATGTATAAAACAATATACAGCACACCAGAAAGAATAGAACGAAAGTATCTGGCCCGGTATGAGACTGTAGAAAGCTTCGCGAGATGTCCACAGCTAGAAACATTGTTTAAAAACGATTTTAGAAATATTTGTAGAAGAATTATATGGCAGAGAGGCAGCACAAACCAGGTTAATAAGCATGTAAAGGAACTACATGAGATATTAAGAATCACTAGGACACAATTAAAGTACTTAAAAGAAAGTGGAAAAACGGAAACTATTGGACCGCAAGAGCTTAAAGCGTTCAAACAGATTGCTGATAAATACAAAATAAAAGAGCAGGATTATGACATGTTATTTGAACTGTATATGAGTTCTAACCAGACAGCATTAGAGTATTTGCTAAGATTTCAGAGCATTACAAAATTATGGAATATAGCACATAAGTATTTAGAAGATGACCATCTTGAGAATCTCAGGCAGGTACTTACAGAATATAAAGATTATCTTCGAGAACGCGAAGATAATGGAGATGACTTAAGTAATACTGTTTATCTTAAGCCAAGAAATCTGTATGAAACATATACACGAATACGTCTGGAAGCTGAACAGAGAAAAAATGAGAAGTATATCACTGAGATGCAGCAGAAATATCCGAATATAAAGAGCAGATCAAAGAAGATACCTAAGAAATATACATTTATGCATGAGGGATTAATTATAAGACCAGCCCTAGATGCTAAAGAAATTGTGTTAGAAGGGAGAATGCTTCACCACTGTGTCGGGAGTGATAACCAGCACTATTTGAAGGACTTTAATGCAGGTAAAGGTTGGATAATGGTAATCAGAGATATAAAGGCTCCTGATACTCCATACATTACGGTGGAACTAAAAAATGACAAGATAATGCAGTGGTATGGGGAACATGATACTAAGCCGGATAGGGAGATTATAGAGGAATTTTTAAAAGAATATAAAAAACACATAGCTAAGAAAGAGAGGAAGACAGCATGAATGAAGTGCTATACACAAAAACATTTAATGAGTGGCAGCAGGAGCTAGATACAGAGCTTGTAAAGAGTGCGGAAAGCTTTGTAAAGATAGGATATCTTCTTAAGGTTGCCAGAGATACAGACATACTTGCAAACACTGGATATGCGAATGTTGTGGAATTTGCGAAAGCCCGCTATGGTCTTGATAAAACACAGGTATCAAGGTTTATACATATTAACGACAGATTCAGCGAAGGCGGAAACAGTGCAGAACTGCAGGACAGATATAAAGGTATGGGATATGCAAAACTGACAATCATGCTGCAGCTTCCTGATGAAATTAATGAAGAGATAAGCGCAGATTTCTCCAAGTCTGAGATAGAAGATATCAAAAAGGAAATTGATGAGGAAAATAAGATATCTGACATTGAAGTATGGATGGAAGGTACACAGGAAGATGCAGAGAAATATAACGAGCTTGGACAGGTTATGTATCAACTTTTGCATGATATGCCTGAACTATTTACCAAGATTGCACAGTCTTCTATAGAAACAGAAGAGCTGATGAATATATTAGCCCCATCAGGAGAGATGATATATTCAGTACGTATTCCGGGAACTGGTCGACTAATGTTAAGTATTAAGATTAATACCGGAAGAATAACGATAACCAATGTGCGAAGCATGGAAAAGACAGAGTGGAACATAGAGGACCTTGCAGATTTTGTGGTAGACATACTTAGCAGAGCTGATACAGAAGATCCGGCTAAGGCATGGACAAGCATCTATAAAGAGGAATATCCGAAAAAAGCAGAAGTTGCACCGGTGCAACAGGAAAAACCAGTGCAGAGGAAAGAGAAGAAAGTACAGAAAGCCAAGATAGAGAAGCCTAAGCCCCAGCCAGCAGAAGAGAATGCGGAAGAGGAGCAGATACCAGGGCAGGACAGCGTGCTTAATCATCCGGAGTATTTACCGGAAAACACAGAAAAACCGAATTTTGAAAAAGATATGTCGAAAATGGTGGAAGAAACACATGATTTTAAAGAAGCACCTGAAGAGAAAGAAAAAACAGAGCCAGAAATGCCAACAAATGCGATAAATACAGAATGTGAGGACGAAGTAGACGCACTTGGAAATTATATGGATTGTTGGGAGGCAATATGTGACGCACACCGCAAGATTGCCCTATTTATCGAGGATTACAGCACATCTGATATAACACCGGATAATATGCGGATAGAAGCAGCACGAATAAACGCGGTTACATTGGCGGAAGAATTGGAGCACCTAAAAGCTCTGTAGACCGCATAAATACAGGATATGGAGAATGATTATGATTAAATGTGATAAAAATAGAATTGAAATAAAAGGAACACCGGTAATACTTGTTGGAGAATTAGGAACAGCAATACAGACTGTATATAGAGCAATGCTTAATACAGGTATTGATAAGGCATTTGCTGAAGAAAGAATTAAGAAAGCCTGTGAGCTGGCACTTTTAACAGACAAAGAGCAGGAAGAGGTATCGAAAGACCTTGATAAAAAAATAGATGAAAAGTTGGATAAATTGGCTAATGCAATATTAAAGGAACTTTTTGAGGGAGGTAGTAATGATGGTCAATAGAGATTGTATAATGGCTAATCTTGAGCAGAGAGACTGTAAAGGACTTAAAGAACTGTATTGCGCCAAGGAGGATAAGCCTTGCCCATTCTATAAGCCGGCTGATAAATACAATAGAGATGGCAGCAGGAAGGAGAAAACAGTTGGCATATTGCAGATGGCATGAAAAAAATTAAAAGATGTGTACGAGCATGAACAGAAACAATGTGAAGAAAATAGCAAGTATGGTATGGCATGCCATGACTTAATTGCAGACAGTGAACAAGCGGCAACAGATGAAGATAACAAAAGTAAAGCTAAAAGAATCAAGGAGACCAGCTATGGAAGATAGATATTTATTTAAAGCAAAGAAGATTGATAACGGAGAGTGGGTACAGGGGTATTTATACGGCATTTGGGAGAAAAGATATATTCTATGGGGAATGACAAATGATACCCCCAATATGATTGAAGTTGACCCATCTACTATCTGCCAGTGCACAGGTATGAAAGATAAGAATGGTAAACTAATATGGGAAAATGACATTATTGGTTATCAGGCTACATATATCATAGGTACTGGCGTAGCAGAAAGGGATTACATAGGAAAAGTTATTTGGAATCATGAAACATCTTCATTTCAAATTGCGGGGGAATTACCTGCTGAAAGCTATGAAGGCTATAAAATGCTAGATGATATGTTTAGAATTGAGAGGACTAAAGATGAGCAGAAGACGACATAAACACTTATGTGAATATACCTGTTGCGAGCAGTGTTCTAAGAGTGTGGTAGCAGACGGAACATATACATGCAATAGAAAGACGATAATAGAGAATTATATGCCAACAGAAGAATACTTCTGGTGCGATGGAGAGATGTTTATTAGGAGGGAGTATGAAAAATGAAATTAATAATAGAAATGCCAGAGGAATTTGAAATACATTTTATGCAGGATAAATTTGAAGATTTCTTTATAAGAATCATTGGGGATATGAGTAGAAATGTTCCTAGTTTATGTGGAGTTGACGAGAAGGAGATTGCTGAAATGTTTAAAACAGCATTTTTAAATAGTAAAGTAGTCAATAATGATGTCAATGAAGCTGCAGATTATCTTGAAAAAGGAAAGGAAAGAAATAAGGCTATAGAGGATTCGAAAAGGGCTGTGGCAAAGGCAATATGTATAGGGTGCGGATATCTCAAAAGTACAGAATGTACATATGCTGGCCAGAATTGTGGAACTAGCAAACCAATGTTAGAAGTAGCCATGAAAGCATTAGATAAATTAAAGGCAGGTGATTCATAATGCTAATATTGCCAATCAAGAAAAGATGGTTTGACATGATTCTTTCTGGAGAAAAGAAAGAAGAGTATCGAGATATAAAAGAATACTATGAGACAAGATTTCAGAATTTGTTCGGAGCCATAACCATACATCCATTATATCCACCAGACAATTTCTTAGATAGAAGCGAATATGAGTTATTGCAAGGAGAGACAGTACCAGAGGAGATAAGAAAAGAAGGCATTCAGGAGATTATTTTCCGTAATGGCTATTCAAAGAATTCTAAAGAAATAAAAGCAAGATGCAGATTAAGGATTGGAAAAGGGAGACCACAGTGGGGAGCTTCTCCGGATAAGCAGTATTATATTTTGGAAATCTTGGATAAGGAAAAACTGGCAGCAGATGAGAAGAGGGTAGGTGATGAATAACTTGAAAAATGACAATATAAAAGACCTCCTTAAGCAGTACAGTGATTTGATTAAGGAGAAACAGGAAATACAGGCCGCGATTGATAAGATACAAAGAGAACTTGATAAAATGGAAGCTGAAGGGTATACGGAAAAGGACAGCGTTACCGGTGGAGATGGAGGTAAGCAGCATTTTGTTGTAGAAGGCTTCCCTTATCCGGCATATTCACGGAAGAGAACACTTCTTTTAGTGCGACAGCGGCAGCAGATAGACATTAAAGAGAAGATAGATACGCAGATAAACCTCATAGAACAATGTATTAATCAAATTGACAATAGCAGAATGCGGAGGCTTATAACATTAAGATACATAGAAGGTTTATCTTGGGTGCAGGTAGCAAGAAAGATGGGAAAACACCACACAGCAGATAGTTGTAGAATGGCAGTAGAAAGATTCTTATCAAAAATTTAAAGTTTGTTCGCTCTGTTCGTTTTGTCTGTGTTAATATCTAAACTGGACATGATGGACAGCATGATTTCTCCATTATTAAATATTAATACCCCCGGTAAGACACTGGCTTAAGGCTGGTGTCTTTTTTGTATGCCAAGAAAGGAGCTGATTGTGTGAGATTAACAGATAAACAACGGAAATTCTGTGATGAATACCTTATAGACCTTAATGCCACACAAGCGGCTATTAGGGCGGGGTATACAGAAAAGTATGCAAATACAAATGCATCAAAATTACTACAAAATACTACAATTTCACAGTACATAGGAGAGAGACAAAAAGAACTATCGCGCAAGACAGAGATTACTCAGGAGCGAGTAATCAGGGAACTTGCACTGATAGCTTTTTCTAATACAGCAGATTATGCACATGTAGTCGAGAAGAAGATGAAAGCAGAAGTAGGTGGTATACTTGTGGATATACTGAATGAGGACGGCAAACCTGCTACATACAGGACTGTAGAGCCAGTATTGACAGAAGAACTTACAGAAGAACAAAAGCGTGCATTAGCTGTTATTAAGAAAGGACGAGATGGATTAGAGGTCAAGCCGTGTGACAAGGTAAGGGCATTGGAGCTTCTTGGCAAACATCTTGGTATGTTTACAGACAAGATAGAAGCTAATATTAATGATTCTGTAAAGAATGAGCTTGCAGAGCTTCTTGCTCAGCGTAAGGCAAGGTGAGCCTGATGCTTCTAAGTGATAAGTATTGGGATTACATAGATACACCGGCAAGAGCAGAATTCCTTGAAGGTTCTACTGCATCAGGTAAGACAACAACGGTTGCTGTGAAGTTTATCATGAATGTAGCAGAATCAGATATGAAGCTGCATGTTATAGCCGGTAATACAACAGGTGTTATTGAAAAGAATATAATCAATGCAGATATGGGATTACTTCAGATATTCCCTAATTTGGAATACTGTGGAAACGGTGATAAAGAGAATAAACTTCCACATATTAAATTCAAAACTGGCAGCAGTACAAAGATAATATATATTCTTGGTTACGATAATGCCAGCAAGTGGAAGAATGCCTTGGGTTCACAGTTTGGATGTGTGTGGGTAGATGAGTGCAATACAGCTAACATAGACTTCATACGAGAGATATTCGGACGTTCTGAATACTTTGTAGGTACACTTAATCCGGATGCGCCTACGCTGCCAATATATTCAGAGTACATCAATCACGCAAGACCGATTGATAAGTATAAGGCAGATGTGCCGGAAGAGATATGGAAGGACCTTAACGGTTGTGAACCTATTAAAGACTGGGTATATTGGTTCTTCACATTTGAAGATAATATATCCATGACACCAGAGAAGATAGAACAGAAAAAAATGAGCTATCCTCCCGGTACCAAGATATATAAAAACAAGATATTGGGATTAAGAGGCAAGGCTACAGGCCTTGTCTTTTCTAATTTCTGCAGGCGGCATGTTATTACTAAAGAACAGGCTAAGGCATTTATTAAGCGAGAATATGACGACAAGCAGACAGAATGGTTTGTAATATATACAAGCGGTCTTGATACGGCATATTCAACTAAGAGTCCTGATACTATTGCAATGTCCTATATGGGAATAACAAACAAAGGAAAGCTAATTATACTGGCAGAAAGGGTATATAACAATGCGGCTCTTGATATCCCCATAGCACCGTCTGATACAGTAAGAAATTACATAGACTTCTTGGAACGCAACAGAAAAGAATGGGGCGGCATGGCAAAGAACACATTTGTTGATAACGCGGATCAGGCGACAATAACAGAATTTGCCAAGTATAAGAGAGAACATCACGAATGCCTGTATATATTCAATAATGCGTACAAGAAAGTAACAATAATAGACAGAATAAACCTGCAGCTTGGCTGGATGTCCTTTAACGACGAAAAGGGCAAAGAGCCAAGTTATTATGTTGTAGATACATGCACGAACTACACAGGGGAACTGCAGGTATACAGTTGGCTGGAAGATAAAGACTGTGAGCCGGAAGATGGAAATGATCATATGGTTAACAGTACGCAATATGGCTGGATACCATACAAAGACAAAGTTGGAGTAGAGAACGGATAGGAGAGTGAGAGAGGTGAGCATATTTAATACTATGGCTGATAAGATAAGAGATGGAATAAGGACATGGTTGCGTGTGCAGCCGGCACAGAGAGGTGTAATTAATATACAGGAAATCTTCGACTTTGAAGGTAACGCCATTAAGAATCAGATATGGTACAGAGGCGTAAGTGAAGAGCTGTCGCAGCTGTATGATCAGATTGATGGAGATAAGACAAGATTCTGGGCTGCAAAATGCTCTCCTGGATTAGCGATAAGAAAGATACATGTAGGATTACCTGCAATGATGGTTGATATGCTTGCAAGTATTGTTGTTGCAGATATGAACGAGGTAGATGTTGGCAGTAGGCAGTCAGACTGGGATAAGATAGCGGAAGAAAATGACTTTACAGAGCTTATAAAGCAAGCAATATCAGATACACTTATTGTTGGAGATGGAGCATTTAAGCTATCCATAGACACGAATCTCAGTCAGTATCCAATCATAGAGTTTTATCCTGGCGACAGGGTAGAGATAATAAGAGAACGCGGCAGAGTGAAAGAGGTTGTGTTTAAGACAGTATATACAGTTAAGAATCAAGAGTACATTCTGCTTGAAACATATGGCAAAGGCTATATAACATATATGCTCACAAGAGATAATAAAGAATGTGATATCAGCACTGTGCCGGAGCTTGCAGGTTTAAGACCTGTAACATGGGAAGATAAAAGTTTTATGATGGCCATACCGCTCATGTTCTATAAATCAGCGAAATTTAAAGGCAGAGGTAAGAGCATATATGACAGCAAGATAGATGAATTTGACGCGCTGGATGAAGCATGGAGCCAGTGGATGGACGCTTTAAGACACAACCGTACAAAGGAATATATACCAGAGAATTTACTTCCTCGAAATCCAAGTGATGGAGCTGTTATGCTGCCAAATTCATTTGACAACGCTTATATACAGTATTCGTCTCCTATGGCAGAAGGTGCAAGTTATAAGATAGAGAGGGAACAAAGTGAAATACCGCATGAAGGGTATCTTGCTACATATATCACGGCATTGGACCTTTGCTTACAGGGAATCATGAGCCCTTCTACATTGGGAATAGATGTAAAGAAGCTTGATAATGCAGAGGCTACAAGAGAAAAAGAAAAGGCTACATTGTACACAAGAAACAATATTGTAAATCAGCTCCAGAAGGTTCTTCCGAAACTTGTAAAAATGACATTACAGGCAATAGATACACTTAATAATTCAGCAACACAGGACATTGATGTTGATGTGACATTTGGTGAGTATGCGAACCCTAGCTTTGAGAGCCAGGTTGAGACAGTAAGCAAAGCTAAGCAGGGTGGCATCATGAGTGTGGAAGCGTCCGTTGATGAGTTGTATGGAGACACTAAGGATGATGACTGGAAACAGGAAGAGGTTGCAAGGCTTAAGGCTGAACAGGGAATATCTGATATGGAAGAGCCGGCACTTAATATGGAATCAGATGGATTTGAAGTGGAAAGCTTTTAGAGGTAGCCTATGTTAAATACAGACTATGATATAGAGAAAGCCTTTAAAGCTATAGAAGATGAGCTAATTGCTTCCATGATGCGCAATCTTGCAAGTCACAGAGCAGAAGAGACAGATATGGGGTTTAACTGGTCACAGTGGCAGGTAGAACAGCTTAAGGCTCTGGAAAAGTATAAAGCACAGAATAAAAAGAAGTTCACAAAGTCGTTTAGCAACATAAACGACTCTATTGACGCAATGATATATGCAGCCAGACAGGAAGGCGGTACAGAACAGGAACAGAAGATATTAAGGGCCTTAAAGAAGGGCTTGAAAGCATCTAAGGTGTCACAGGGCGCTGAAGGTGCTTTTTTTAAGCTTAATACAAGAAAACTGGAAGCTCTGATAAAAGCCACAAAGAATGATTTTGGTACAGCAGAGAAGGCAATGCTCAGGATGTCCGAAGACAAATACAGACAGATAATATTTAATGCACAGGTATATGCAAATACAGGCGCAGGAACATATGAGAAGGCTGTAGATATGGCCACAAAGGATTTTCTTAAGGCTGGTATTAACTGCATAGAATATTCTAATGGTGCAAGGCATACAGTAAAGGATTATGCCAAGATGGCAATTCAGACAGCCAGCAAGCGCGCCTATTTGACCGGAGAAGGCGAAATGAGACAATCATGGGGAATTAGTACAGTTATCATGAATAAGCGTGCTAATGCCTGTCCTAAGTGCCTTCCATTTGTTGGTAAGGTGCTTATAGATGATGTGTGGAGTGGAGGTAAGGCATCGGATGGCCCTTATCCACTTATGTCTTCTGCTATGGCAGCAGGGCTTTACCATCCTAACTGCAAAGATGTACATACAACATATTTTCCTGAACTAGATGATGAGCCTGACAGCATGTTTTCCAAGAAAGAACTTGAGCAGGTTAAGGAAGATTACAGGCAGGACCAGAAGCAGCAGTATGCAGGCAGAATGGCGGAGCAGTATGGCAGGCTGTCAGAATTTTCATTAGATCTGGATAATCAGAAAATGTACGCTGATAAGAAAGAACAGTGGGAGAATGAAGTATTAAAACAGAAAAATAGAGGCAAAAAGGTTATAATAACGGAGCAGGCAATAGATAAAGTAAATGAAATTAATCCTAAGGGTTTTACTTCGGATAATAATAAATTTATAAAAGAGGTACATAGGGATTTACTTAAAGTTGCAAAGGAAGAAAATAATAGTAATGAAGTTGCATGTGTAGTAGATTTAATAGCAAATAAAAAAACTAAGTTTATAAAAGGTGAAAGGCACGAGGTAGATATATATTCTGATTCAGATATGTTCCATCTATTGCATTCGGCAAAAGATAATTCTTTAGTATTATGTCATAACCATCCTGGGTTAACAGATTTTTCAGCAAATGATATTGGGGTATTTATGCGACACGACACAATAAAGACTATGACTATAGTGACAAACCAAGGACATGTACGATATATTTCAAAAGGCGAACATTTTGATTATAATGGAACGGTTGAATTGATGAAAGACTGTCAGGAAAAATGTGGGAATAATATTGATAAATGTATTGATTTGTTTTTGAAAAAAATGCTATTCTGTTGGTATACAAAGAGGGTAATATTTAGGTAGGAGGTATTTTAATGGATGGTATATTAGACGGAAAACCGGGAATGACAATGGATGAATTGATTGCATTATTGGAAAAAGGACCAATAAAAGCAGAAGGCAATAACGAAGATAAAGCAGAAGTAAAAGAAAACAAATAACAGCCACCAGTCGAGAGATTGGTGGTATTTTTATACCCAATTTTAAGAAAGTGAGGATTTAGAAATGAAGGATTATATTGGAGTAAAAGTGGTGGCAGCAGAGCCAATGAATAGGGGCGAATACAATGAATACAGAGGATGGAAGATACCAAGTGACGAGAATCCAGCAGATGAAGGCTATCATATAAGATATCCTGATGGATATGAGAGTTGGTGTCCTAAGAAACAATTTGAGGAAGCATATAGAAAAGGCGACAATATGACATTTGGAATTGCTATTGAGGCCATGAAAAAAGGTAATAAGGTAGCAAGAAGAGGTTGGAACGGAAAAGGAATGTTTGTTGTATATCAGAAAGCATATCCGAATGGAATCCCCTGCAATAAGCAAACAGCGGAAGCATGGGGGTTAAACGAAGGCGATTTGTTTATATGTAACCCATATTTTCAGATAAAAAATGTGGATGGTTCACATTCAATGTGGGTTCCAAGTATTAACGATTGTCTCGCTGAAGATTGGATTATAGTAGAATAGTCCAAAGTTGCACCAGTGCAACACAATTTAATATTAGTTATTAAGCACATATGGCAAATAAGCTGTGTGTGCCTATTTTTTTTATGCCCAAAACTTAATGGCACTAAACTTTAGGGAAATGCCGACGGGCGGTAAACGGAAGAAAGGAGATAGAGTGATGAGAAAGACATTACCTATGAATTTACAGTTCTTCGCAGAGGGCGGAGATGGTAACGGCGACCAGAACGCTGGAAGTAACAATAATGGACAGGCAGGACAGCAGAGTGGTCAGAATAATCAGCAGACAGCTGGTGTTGATTATGACAAGATACAGGCAATGCTGGATAATGCAACTGCCAAGAAAGAGAATGCTGTGCTTAAAAGCTATTTTCAGCAGCAGGGATTATCAGAAGATGAGATAAGTCAGGCTATTGCAACATTTAAGCAGAATAAGCAGCAGCAGACAGAACAGCAGCAGAACGCTAATGCTAATCTTCAGAATGAAGTGGCAGCTGCACAGAAGGTTGCTGAACAGGCTCAGATTGAGCTTGCAGCTACAAAGGTAGCAATGACACTTGGTATAGAAGCTAAGACACTTCCCTATGTGCTTAAGATGGCTGATTTCAGCAAGGTAAAGGGTGTGGATGGAAAGGTGTCTGAAGATAATATCAAAGCTTCACTTGAGCAGGTACTTAAAGATGTACCAGCACTTAAGCCAAGTATGGAGAACAATGCTGGCTTCCAGATAGGTGCTCCTGGTAACAATGGAAATGGCAATCCGGGTAATGATGATGCGATAAGAAAGTTATTCGGATTAAAGCCAAAGCAGTAAAGAAAGGAATAGGATTATATGAATAATATCGAATTATCTACAATATACCTTCCAATACTTGATGAGGTGTATAAGGAAGGTGCAAAGACCTCAGTATTAGATGGTGATGAAACAACAGTAAGAAAAGGCAATAACGGTGAAATCAAGATTGCGAAGCTTGATATGGATGCACTTGGTGATTTTGATAGAAAGTCAGGTTATACAAAGGGTTCAACTTCACTTACATGGGAAACAGTTAAGTACGATAAGGAACGTTCACAGGATTTAAGAATCGACCGTCTTGATAATGATGAAACACTTGCACAGCCATTTGCCAAGTTATCAAGCGAATTCTTAAGAACAAAGGTTATTCCGGAAACAGATGCCGCGCGTATTGCTAAAATCTGTGGAACTAAGGATATAACAGTAAAGGAAGAGAATATTGAAACAGGAGCTGAATTAATAACAGCGTTAAGAGCTTGTGCTAATAAGATGGATGAGGATGAAGTTCCTATGGAATCACGTATTTTATTCATCACACCTACATTAGCTTCTCTTGCGGACGATATGGATACAACTAAATCAAGAGAAGTACTTAAGAGATTTTCTCAGATCATATCAGTTCCACAGTCACGTATGTACACATCAATAACCCTTCGTGATGGTAAGAATTCATATGGATATGAAAAGACTAAGGCAGCTTATACATTATCAAAGGATACATCACCACAGCCGGGTAAGACTTATTACACAAAAGAAAGTGAGGGCAATTACAAGGCTGTTAGTAGTCCAAGTGGAACACAGGTTGAAAATTACGAGATGACAACTAAGCCGGCTAAGAACGTTAACTTCTTATGTGTAGAGAAGTCTGCAGCTGTAACAGCTATGGACCAGTATATTAAGTACTTTAGTCCAGATCAGGATCAGGATGGCGATAGTCATGTATTCAAGTATCGTAATAATAACCTTTATGGTCATGTATATGAGAATAAGACTGCTGGTGTATATGTATCACATAAGGATAATTAAGGAGGAATCATTATGGCAGGTACAGTAATTGGATTGACCTTTGAACCAAAGGTTATTAAGCCAAAGAAAACAGGTAAGGCAAAGGAAGACAAGCCAAAGGAAGAGAAAGTAACAGCAGATGAATCAAAGGAAGATAAGGCAGAATAGGCGGTGGTCTTATGGTATATGCAAGTAAAGAGCAGTACCTTAGTGAACATAGACTTATCCCGGATGAGCAGATAGAACGAAGATTAAAACAGGCGAGCCGGCATATCGACTCGCTTACTTTTAATCGAATAACATCAAGAGGATTTAATAATCTGACAGAGTTCCAGCAGGCATTAATAATTGATGTGTGTTGTGAAATGGCTGATTTTGAATATGAGAATGAGGACATGATTAATTGTGTCTTGCAGAATTATACTTTAAATGGAGTATCTATGCAGTTTGGCAGTAGTTGGAATGTTCTTGTACAGAATGGTATAGCTGTAAAGCGTGATACATACCAGATACTTTGTCAGACGGGCTTGTGTTGTTTAAGTCTGGGGGTGTAAGTATGAAGTACCCGTGTTTAATACTAAAGAGCATGTGTAAGACAGAAATACACCTTGAGATAGAGCAGGAAGGCAGGAATGTCTATGGAGAGCCTCTTGAACCTGTAATATGGGATGGTTTATGTAACTATCAGGACAGCGGTAAGACAGTATTAACAGCAGAAAAGGTTCTTATACAACTTGAAGGATGTGCTTTGATACCAGGAGATATTGCACCAGAGCTTCCGGTAATTACCGAAGGTGATATAACGGTGTTCGGTGTAACAAGGCATATATACAAGGGTACGAAGTGCCGTAATCCGGATGGTACGGTTAATTATGTAAGATTGGATGTGATGTAATGGCAAGAAATGTTAAATCAACGGTGAAGCTTAATATGCCTATGGTAAGGAAGCTTACGGCAGCAGCAAAAGTGTCAGTTGCACAGACAGCAGAAGCAATACATACAGATGTCGTTCAGAGCCAGGTTATACCGAGGGATACAGGTGCATTACAGAATGAAAGCACATTTGTTGATTTATCTGATATAGATCAGGGAAAAGCATATCTTGTGTCTAGCACACCATACGCCAGACGGCTGTATTATCATCCGGAATACAACTTCCATCAGACGCCGTGGACAGATGAAAGCGGCAAGAAACATGAAGGAAATGCAAATGCTAAAGGCAGATGGCTTGATGACTACATGAAAGGTGGTAAGAAGCAGAATCTTGCACCTAAAGCATTTGAAAAGTTTTATAAAAAGAATGCGGGGTTGTGATGTTAGGAATAGGTGATGTAAGAGATTATATAGCAGGTCTTGGTATTGCAGACAATACTAACGTCTATTGCGGCAAATTAGACGACAAAAAGAATAAGAGCATAGGTGTTTACAATAATAACAAGCAAAGACCTGTGCTGATGGCGGTAGGCGGCTTAAATAACAGCTCTTATCGTGTTAAGTCTGTAAGCATATTGGTTCATTGGAACACGAGTGTAAGAGACACAGAGAAGACCGCAGAACAGCTCTACAATATGCTTAGGGATATGAACCATATTACAATCAATGATACTAAAGTGTTCTTCACTAAAATGCTGGTTGATGAGCCTGTTGATGTAGGGACAGATGATAAAGGTATCTTTGAGAGTGTAATAGAATTAGATATTTATTATGAAAGGTAGGTAAAAGCATGGCACAGAATACTAAATTAGCCGGATATAATGCAGGAGCAACACCACTTACTGGCGTTAATCCGGTACATACAATTCGGTTCGGGGTATGTGTAACAGGAAGAAAGAGCACAGACACACCGGAAACAGTAGAAACAAAGGTTGTAAAAGATGCAGAGAGCTTAAGCATATCCGTGGATGGAACTATTGAAGAATGGAATCCAATGGATCAGGCGGGCTGGACAAGAAGACTCACAACAGGTAAGTCACTCGGCATGGCTATGGGTGGTAAGCGTAATTATGGTGATGAAGGTAATGATTATATCGCAAGCCTGGCATTAAAGACAGGACAGGATTGCAACACATGGGTATCTATTATATTCCCTAACCTTGACCAGCTTCTTATACCGGCAGTAATCAATGTTACATCTCTTGGTGGAGATTCAACAAGCATTGATGCACTTGAATGGGAAGCACAGTCAGACGGAAAACCAACATATATAGAATATAATCAGGAATAAGGAAAGTGAGAATTTGAAAAATGGCAAAGACAGATTTTAGGGTAATAGATATCTCCATGAAGATTACGAACCAGTTACCTATGATTCGTATTACAGAAGATTTGGTTGTTACTGTTAATAACAGAAAGAGTACAATTCTTAATATACAGGCTATGGCACAGGAAGCAGAAAGCAAGGAAAACAAGGACGATATGGCATTTATGATTAAAGGCCTTGAAATGCTTGTAGGAAAAGATGGCTCAGATAAGATTGAGGCATTAGATCTTCCTATTCCTGAATATAAGGAAATGTATAATACAATCATGCAGGTTGCTATGGGAACGTACGGCGAGGAGCAGACACCCTCAGCATGAGACATATTATGACCTATGGGATGATTGGGAGCTGATAGAAGCCAGCTTCCTGTCCCAGTATGGCATACGATTGCGAACAGAAGATGATATGTCATGGTCTGAATTCTGTTCTTTATTATCAGGAATAATGCCTGAAACACCACTTGGAAGAGTGGTAAGTATAAGGGCAGAGAAAGACATTAAAGCTATCAATAGCTTTACTAAGGAACAGAAAAAGATACATGATGACTGGATTCTGAAGCGTAATAGGAAAATGGTGGGAACACCACAGTATATAGAATATTGGACACGATTACAAAGAGATTTTAAGGCTGCTTACTCAAAGAAGTAGGCAGTTTTTTTGGTGCCAGAAAGGAGGGGGAATGTCAGATACAGTAGGACAGATAGCTCTGGAACTTGGCATAGACAGTTCACAGATAGTTAATCAGCTTACAGGTGCTTCCAATAAGGCAGCTAAGCAGGCAACATCCATCTTTTCTGGTATGGGGAAGAAAATAGCTGCTGGATTAAGTATAGCAGCTTTTACTAAGTTTACGAAAGACTGCTTAGAAGTTGGTTCTAATGTTACAGAAGTACAGAATGTTGTGGATACGGCATTTAAGGACTTAAGTGGACAGGCAGATCAGTGGGCTTCTAACGCCATGACTAACTTTGGACTATCTGAATTATCTGCTAAGAAGTACATGGGTGTATTTGGCCAGATGAGTAATGCAATGGGTATTACAGGACAGGCTGTACTTGATATGGCAGAAGATGTTACCGGATTAACAGGTGATGTTGCATCATTTTACAATTTGAGCACAGATGAAGCATATACAAAGCTGAAATCCATCTGGACTGGCGAGACTGAGACACTTAAGGACCTGGGCGTAGTAATGACTCAGACGAACTTAGACCAGTATGCACTTAATAATGGTTTTGGTAAGACTACGGCTAAGATGACAGAGCAGGAAAAAGTAATGCTTCGTTATCAATATGTTACTAGTGCACTGTCCAATGCCACTGGTGATTTTGTTAAGACACAGGATTCCTGGGCGAATCAGACAAGAATACTTACATTAAGGTTTCAGCAGTTAAAGGCTAGTCTTGGTAAAGGCTTCATAGCATTGTTTACACCTATTCTGCGTGGCTTTAACAACTTGCTGGCAGGATTACAGAAGGTTGCAGATGGCTTTGCCAGCTTTGTGCAAATGCTCACAGGAGCAGATGTATCAACCTCTATGGGCTCGATAAGTTCGGATATAGCTGGTATAGGAGATGATGCATCCAGCGCAGCGGATAATGTAGGTGATATAGGAAGTGCAGCCAAGAAGACTGCTAAAGATATAGAAAAGTCGCTTGCAGGCTTTGACCAGATAAATAAGCTGACAGAGCCAACAGATGATAGTTCTGATTCAAGCGGTAGTACAGGTGGAACATCTTCAGGAATCGGAAGTGTTGACCTTGTACCAGATGTGAGTGGAAGTACATCTAATGCAACATCTGCAATTAGTGATTTTGTAAATAAGGCAAAGAAAGAATTAGATAAACTCCGCAAATGGAGTGTATCGACATTTTCTCCATCTATGTCAAGAATATGGGATGGACTTACAAAAAATACAGATACAGCCAAGAAAAACTTAACAAGTGCGTTTAATGATATAAGAGCATTAGGACCGCCGTTGTTAAATTATTTTAATGGTCCATTTACAAATTATCTTGTAACATGGGTCGATACTAATGGCAGTATATTAAATGGATTATTTGATAGCTTTAATACAGTCTTTTCGGATGTATGGAATAAAGCAGCATATCCTATACTTGCAAATTTTGTTTCTGTTGGATTACCAATGCTGACGGATTTTGCATCCCAGACGCTATCTTTAAATGGAACAATATTTGATACATTTAAAGCATCTTGGAATTCTTTATGGAGCGAAGGTGTAAGTCCAGCCATTGAATCTATATCAAATGTATGGATTGGCTTGGTTAATACAATGGCAGGGGCATGGAACGAATGGGGAGAGCCGATATTTACTGGAATAAAAGCGGCTGTTAAGACTACCGGAGATGTATTCTTAGATATTTGGAATAATATGCTTCAGCCAGTCTGGGAGAATGCTTTAGATGTAATTGATACAGTGTGGAGTGAACATTTACAGCCACTGCTGGCCAATTTTCTGGATTTTGTTGGTGAGATAGTTACATGTGCTACGACAATATATAACAACTTTATTGCACCTGTAGTTGGATTTTTATCTGAACTATTAGGACCAATATTTATAGCTATATTTGATTCTATAGGGAATAAGGTTGGAGTTGTCGTTGGAACCATAGCTGATTTAATGAACGATACAATTACTGTATTTAAAGGAGTTATACAGTTTATTAAGGGTGTTTTCTCTGGTGACTGGGAAGACGCTTGGAATGGTATAGTTACGGCTTTTGATGGCATATTTAGCGGTATTGCTGATATTGCTAAAGGGCCTATTAATATGGTGATTGGCTTAATTAATGGATTACTATCAGGAATGCAGAGGGGAATTAATGCTGTTGTAAAAGGTGTAAATAAATTAAGCTTTAAAGTTCCAAACTGGGTACCTGGTATAGGTGGTGACCATTTCGGGTTTGATTTACCACAGGTTGGATTTGGCAGTATTCCATACCTTGCACAAGGTGGATATGTTAAGCCAAACACCCCCCAGCTTGCCATGATTGGCGATAACAGGCATCAGGGCGAAGTTGTAGCACCAGAAGATAAGCTTCTTGATATGGCACAGAAGGCAGCAGCTATGGCATCTAGTGCGGAGTTATTGGCAGAGGCTATAAGTATTCTTAAGCAGATACTCAAGATACTTGAAACGCTTGACCTTGATATCAAGCTTGATGGCAAGAGTCTTAAGAAGTATGTAGTTGATAAGATTAACGAGCATACAAAGCAGACAGGAAAATGTGAGATTATAACTTAAATTTAAGGGGGTACGCGAGGAATCATGTACTCCCTTTTTGAAAGGGTGATGTAATGATAATACAGGCTGGTGGTGTGGAACTTCCTGCACCGGTATCACTTAAGGTTGATGATGAAATAATATGGTCTTCATCAACGGGAAGAGCATTGGACGGCACAATGTTAGGAGATGTTGTAGCAGAGAAGAAAACACTGGCAATAAACTGGGGAATCCTTAAAGAGTCACAGATGACATTGATTAAGAACAATCTTATAGCGGGATTCTTTCCAGTAACATTTCATGATGATGGTGCAGATATAACAATAGACACATACAGAGGTACGCTGAGCAAAGAGGTAATTGGAAAGCTTGGAGATGGCATTTTTTATTATCGCAGTGCAAGCGTATCGATTATTCAACAGTAGGAGGCAATATGAAACAGACAATAAAAATCAAGGATGCACAGAATATGATGACAGGATTGCAGGCAATAAATAAGCATTTTCCGGTAAAAATGAATTATGCTATTGTAAGAAACCTTAAGAACCTTGCAGTAGAGTGTAAAACAGCAGAGGAACAGAGAAACAAGATAATACAGGATAATGTTCTTAAAGATGAGAAAGGAAATGCGGTCACTAAAGATGGAAGCTACGAATTTAAGGATAGTGAAACGCAGGCACGTGTGATCAAAGAAATCAATGATATTGGCGAAGTTGATATTGAGATAGAAGTAATGATGTTGCCAATGAGTATCCTTGAGCAGTGCGACTCAGATAGTTTTGATTCTGTATCAAGCAGAGATATGGAAGCATTGGAGTTCATGATAGAGGAGTAAAAGCTTATGTATAGTAATGTTACAGAAGTCTTTAAGACAACAATAAGAAGTCCATCAAGAACATTTAAAGGCAGGCTTAAGATTAAAGGTAAGTGGGTAGATTCTAAATTTAAAAAGATAAGTTATGAGACTGCTTCAAGCAGTGAGGAATCATTAGCATTAGGCTCTGCTGTATCTGCCAAGATTGAGCTGACTATAGCCAAGATTGACCAGTTATTTGAAAATACGGAGATACCAGTTGAAATAGGCTTGCTCTTGCCAAGTGGAACATATGAGTATGTACCGCTTGGAATATTTACAGCGGAGCATCCGACATCAGATCAGGATAGCACAACATTTACTGCATATGACAGAATGATGAAAACAACGGGACTGTATGTGTCGAATCTTACATATCCAGCGACGGCGGCAGCAGTGCTTGATGAAATAGGAGCTGGGTGCGGTGTGCCGGTTAATACATCAGGGCTGAGTGATATAATCATAAATACACAGCCTGCAGGATATACATACAGGGAAATAATAGGATATATTGCATCTCTTGCTGGTGGATTTGCATGTGTCAACAGAGTCGGAACAATTATCATTAAGTGGTATACAGAAACTGATTACAAGCTGGATTATTCAAGAATCATGTCATTTGAAAAAGACGAGAGTGATTACCACATTGATAAGCTTACATGTAACACTGATGCTTCTAATTCATTGGCAGCAGGCAGCGGTACATTAGGAATAACATTTGATAATCCGTTTATGACACAGGACAGACTTAATGCTGTATATAAAAAAGTAAAAGCACTTATATACAGAGGAGCTGAAGTTAAAACACTTGGAGATGTCCGTATGGATCCATGGGATGTTATTACGGTTGTGGAAGGCAATACGGAATACAAGATGCCGGTTATGAATCTGACATTGGAATATGACGGTGGCCTGGCAATGACCATAACATCATATGGAAAGACAGAGACAGAAACACAGACAGACTATAAAGGTCCGTCGACGAAAGCTTCAGAACGCTCATATGCTGAATTGATGCTTGTAAAAGATATGATTGCAAAGAAAGTGGATGCTGAATGGGTAAAAGCCAACACTGTACAGGCAGAAACAATTGTAGGCATTAACAATGAGCTGCAGAATATATATAACAACTATCTGAAATCAGAGACAGCAGAAATTAAATATGCAACAATAGAAAGTCTTAAAGGTCTTTCCGGAGAATTTGAGCAGTTCAAGGTGAATGATTTTACTGCAATAATAGGAAAGGTTAATGACCTAACTGTTGGGGTAGAGAAAGTAAATACTCTTATGTTTGGTTCTGCAAGTGGTGGAAGTCTTACGACAGAGTTTTCCAATTCAGTTATAAGCCTTATAGGTGATGCACAGATAAAAAGCGCAATGATAGAAAGCATTGATGCAAAAAAGATAACATCACTTGATGTAAACACTACAAGCGTGAATATACACAGTGAAAGCGGATTGTCACGTTGGAAAGACAACACAATTGTAATCAGCGATGGAACACGCACACGAGTTCAGATTGGAAAAGATGCAAATGCTGATTATAACATGTATGTTTGGGATAAAGCAGGTAATCTGATGTTTGATGCACTTGGACTTACTGAAAAAGGTGTTAAGAGAGAGATAATCCGCAACGACATGGTAAAAGAAGATGCAAATATATCTGCTGGGAAACTGGATATAGCAAGCCTTTTTGATGTTATTAATAACGACGGAAGTCACACGCTTAAATCCAGCAAGATATATGTTGATAGTGATAAACAGACGCTTGATGTTTCTTTTAAGGCAATAACTACTAAAACAGACACAGCAGTTACAGTTGCAAACAAGGCAGAACAAAATGCAGGTACGGCTCTTTCTACAGCAAATTCAGCAGATACAAAAGCACAAAGTGTTTTAAATCGCGCAAATGCCGGAGAATTTAAAGGCGCTGATGGAAAGAACTTCAGTTGGAATCTGATTAAATATGATTATATTGAAGCATTTGCGTCAGACATTGATAAAAGTGAGTATATAAAGAATGGCAAAGTAATATGCGAAGGAAATAATGTAAATGCTGGCATTAAAATAGATTCTGTTAATTGTTATGAGTCATCTACTCAATATGTTCTGAGTGGGTATGTCACAATTCTCAGTAAAACATGCATTAATTTTTTTATATACAATGGGAAAAAGCATACTTTCATTTCTTTTTCAATAGATGGTAAAAGTTATGCAAATCCATTGGATATTATTACAACGGATGCAGTTCAAATTTTAAACGATGGGAAATCACATTTTTTTGAACTTAGATTTCAGACAGCTAATGATATGCCAGCCGACGATAATACTAAAGCGACATACACATATATTCAGCTTAATAAATCAAATCAGACTAATATACGATATCAGATTGTTGGCTTAAAACTTGAAAAAGGAAATAAATCAACGGATTGGTGTCCGGCTAAGGAAGATTTAAAAGGCGCAACTGGAGCAACAGGAAAAGGAGTTTCTGCAATTACTCCGCAATATTATTTGTCTACTTCAAACACAACTCAAAGTGGTGGTTCGTGGAGTAATACAAGACCTTCATGGGTTGCAGGAAGATATTACTGGATGAGAGACTATATACAGTGGACAGATGGCAGCGTTACAGCATCCGCCCCACAGCTTGCGACAGACCTGAACAATCTTTATTCCTCATTGCAGACGGTAACTAATACAGTATCTTCACAGGGAACACAGTTATCTACAGTACAGGGACAGATAAGTTCTAAAGTGTGGCAACAGGATATAACGACAGCTGTAACTAATCTGCAGATTGGTGGAAGAAACCTGTTAACTGGTTCCGCAGGTTGGACTAAAGCCAATACAGCAAAAAGTACAAATGCAGCAGATGCATATGCATATATTGGTGGAAAAGTATATCTTGAAAATGGTAAAACATATACTTTGCAAGCAGTTAGCGATTCCGTATGGGCTACAGGGCATGGTGGTCAAACTGGTAAAGCAACGATATGGCTTCATGGTTTAGGAGATGGATTTCACAGAGTATTTTGTGGAGATGGTAAAACATCGGGACGATATACATGGACATTTGTTCATACATCAGCGACTCAGAATTGTGAAATAAGAATCAACGGTTATAGTAAAGTTACAAGCTTCTGGGATATTAAAATAGAATCAGGCAACATAGCTACAGACTGGACACCAGCACCAGAGGATATTGACGCGAATATTTCTTCTGTAGAAGGTAAAATAACAACAGTAAGCAATCAGTACACAACGCTGAATCAATCGTTTACAAGTCTTAAAGCTACGGTTAACAGTAACACGACAGCCATAAGCAAAAAAGCGGATAATAGTACAGTTACTGAAATTAATAATAGAGTAACAACATTAACGGCAGATTTAAGTGGAATAAAGCAGTCTATTTCAGCAACCTATGTAACTAAAACAGAATACGCAAAAGAAATAGACCGGCTTGGAGACAACATAAATAATGTTGATGATAAAGCCAGTGCGGCCCAGGATTGGTGTCAAACCATAGAGGACAATATAACAGACCATTACTCTACAACTGTACAGATGAATAACGCGATTACGCAAGCTGTTAGTGCGGAAAGTAACAGTATTAAGCTTGAAGTATCAGGAACTTATGCAACTAAAAACGATACAAATAATCTTCAAATCGGTGGAGTTAATAGGTTCATAAAGAGTACTGCAACCATTAATAAGTATATAACAGCCACTGGCACAATAACAGCTGGTGGGAATTACTGGGATTTAACGGACTACATTGATGTATCACAGTGGACACATTATATAGCAAGTGGATGGACTAATCTAGGAAATGCCCCAGCCACATGCTTCTACGATAGCAATAAGAAATTTATCAGTGGTGTTGCTGGCAATAATACTTCTGCAAGACATTCATTACCGATTCCAACAGGCGCGGCGTACATGAGATTTAGTTATGCACATGTAGATACAGATAAGCTAAAAATAGAGAAAGGTACAAAAGCTACAGACTATTCACCGGCACCAGAAGATGTTAATGCTAAATTTAACAATTATGCAACAACGGCAAGCCTGAGTGCATATATAGCAAAAACAGATACAGGAGCATTAAAGAGCTGCATTGAAGCAATTGCAGACGATATTAACTTAACTGCTGGCGGTTCTATTAATATTAGTGGCAACAAGAGTGTTAATATCAGAGGTAATACTTTTTCTCTGGATAGTTCGGGTACAAAAATTTCTAACACCGGATATCTTCAAACTGTCAATGCAAAGCTTGGCGAATGGAATGTAGATAGTAAAGCAATATATTGTGAGACAGCAGACAAAGTGTATACAGCTTATCTACAAAATCCAGACTATGTTGTAGGAAACACAAGAGAAGATGCATGGGTATATTCAGTTCAAAAAAATGGAATAGCGACATTCTATGTAACAAGTGAAGGAGATTTGTATTGCAGATGCTTTTCAACGCCTTACACAACGTATCAGCCGAATTACAGGTGGGCAACATATGAAAACAACTTAAATACAACGTTATTTATAAGAACATTCCATGGGCCATGTTTAATAATCGCAAATGTAAGCATATGGACAGATGATACAAGTGATTATGGCACAATAAAATGTGGATTGTATTTGGACGGATATTGCGTAACAGAAAATCAACATAGATTAGAGACGACAAATGCAATAGAATTATCAGCAGGGGCGACATATGTATGGTATTTTAGTGACAACGAAGCACATACGCTATCGGGAATAGGTGGAAGCACAAAGAATGGAAAAAAGACAATAACGTACTCTGTACAGGCACTATTTAATAATGATGTTGGATGGGGTACAGGGCAATAATAAATCCGCACAGCGGTAGAAAGAGGTAAATTATGGAAATACAGAAAAATGTAACATTAAATGCATCTATAACAGCAAAGGTAGATGAAAGCGAGACAAATGTTGTTAATATGTATGCAAACATACCACAGCAGGGACAGCCAACGGTAAGTAAGACAGTTGTTAATGTTAAAGGCTATATCGCAAATAAGAAAGCGTGCGATGCAGATGTTGCAACATTTGAAGCAGAAGTATATAAAGCAATAACTGAAAGACAGGAATAAAAAGTTAAAGTTGCACTGGTGCAACGGAAAGGATAAATATGGAAAAATTAAAAGTGATTGTAACAGCGGTGTGGAGCATTATATTAAGTGCTCTGGGAATCTTAGCAGTTCCAGTGTTATTACTGGTAACATGTAATCTAATAGATTATTTCACAGGTGTTGCAGCGTCAAAATTCAGGAAGCAGGAAATTGACAGCTACAAAGGAATAAAAGGAATTGCAAAGAAAATATGTATGTGGCTTTTGGTAGGAGTTGGTGTGATAATAGACCAGCTCCTTTCTTATTCTGCAGGAGTTGTAGGAATAACATTACCTTTTACATTTCTTGTAGCATGTGTCGTAGCAATCTGGCTTATATGCAACGAAATCATAAGCATATTAGAAAATATCAATGACATTGGAGTAACACTTCCACCATTTTTGCAGCCAATAGTGAAGAATCTTAAGTCACAGGTAGAAAAGAAAGCAGATATAGAAGAAAGAGAGGATAAGTAATATGAGAACATTTCCAGTGATTAGCACAAAGTATGAGCATGTAAACAACTTTATTAACACTCTTGCACCAGTGGTGTGCAATGCATGGATTAAATACAGAAGAGAAGAAAAGAAAACAATAAGCCCAGCTGTAATTCTTGCACAGGCTGCTAAAGAATCTGGTTGGAATTTAGGGGCTGCTTCACTTTTTGGAATTAAGGGAAGCGATGCAGAATATGATACGACAGAGTATATTGATGGAGAATACATAAACATTAAAGATTCCTTTGAAAAGTATCCTGATGTAATGGGTGCTGTATATGGATATATTGATCTGATGCAGTGGGATAATTATAATGATGCTACATCTGCTAATACGGTTGAAGGTGAGTTATATGGTCTCACGAATGCTGTCAATAATACGGATAGAGATGCAGACGGTAACTGGGTTGGCTATAATTATGCTACAGCTCCAGATTACTATGAAACAACACTTGCGCTTATCAATGATTTTGGGCTTAGAGTGTTCAATGATTATGTTTGGAGTGTGGTTAATGATTCAGAAGATGAGGAAAACATTGAGCAGCCATCACAGGAACTTGATGAATCTGTAATTGACGCAATTTATCGCGGAGAATATGGCAATGATCCAGAGAGAAGACAGAAGCTTGAAGCTGAAGGATACAATTATGCAGACTATCAGGCAGCCATGGAAGCTAAATACTATTCTTCTAAAGATGATACACCAGCAGGAAATGAGGAAGAGCCGGCAGAGGAAACACCGCAGGAGAAAGAAGAGAGTGTGGCAGTTGTAGAACCAGGAGGAAGTTTCTGCCAGATTGCAAGAGATTACCTTGGAGATGAAGGCAGAGCAGCAGAACTTGCAGAGCATAATGGAATGACACTTGATGATATGCTTTATGCAGGTATGGAGTTAAGACTTCCCAACTAATTATTCGCTTATACAATAGTGTATATCATACTGGATTGCACATATAACAGCATTGTGATAACATATATAAATAGGTAGAAAGACAGTCAAAATGTGTACAATGAAACAGTGTACACATTTTGTACACAATATGGATTAAATAATGTTGATTTAGAATAAATCAGAATAATCTAATATAAATATGTAAAGCCCTTAAACCCGCATAAATGCTGATAAAAACAGAATGATAAT